TGATATAAGAGTTTTCCATTTTTCAATTTTTTTTGAAATAGGCCATCTAAGCACATAATGGTTACATATCTTATACAAACTATGGACATTTTCTGGTTAGACCCCACATTATCTGGTTAGATAGGGTGTTTTTAAAAAAATTGAAAAATGAAAAAACAATATCATATTAGGACGGCGAAAAAGGACAAAGACACACATAGAAAACACATACAAACTAACATGGCTCCAGTTCTATCAAAACCTTCTCCCATATATCATGGTGCTCTTTATCTGGCTAAAGACCTATCACAAATCCACTATCACTTTGTCTCACAAACTGATGGAAAAATTAATATAGAAATTCCCAGTGAATATTCTGTGGAAGATAACGCTCTAATTCAAGAGATATTCATAAAAATTTTTGAAGGCTGCACACATAATCCACACTGGACAGAATTTGAAAAAGTCGCAATTATATTAGATTATTCAGTTCAAATATTTCACAGAATGAATGAATTTATGTAATCTTAATGATAAATAAAAAAAAACAAAAATCAAAAAAATTAGATTATCTGGTTAGATAGGGTGTTTTTAAAAAAATTGATTTTTGAAAAAACAATAAGATATAAAGGGGGCGAAAAAGGATAAACACACACATAGAAAACATGGACTATCAACTTCAAATCGTTCATATCAACAATGAAGGACAGCTAACTCCTCCCCATGTTTATAGATATGGAGATGAAAACACAAAAAATAATTCTATTCAAGAAATAAAAGATGGAAAATATGATATCGCAGGTCTTCTATATTTTCACTCTATCTATGAAAATGGAGTGAAGATATGGGAAAGACCTAACAACAACAATAATGAATTATCTTAATTGTTCCACATAAACCTATTCCTATCCCTATCCCTAACATAACACTAACAGGTTCAAACATTTAATTATTAAAAACATATTCTTTTTTTAGTTCTATTTTAGCTTCCATAATATCTTTTCCTTTTTCTAATTTCTCTATTAACATTTTGATATATCTAAGTGGTTTTGTTTTTGTCTCTTCTAAAACTAATCCTTTATTAACTGGACATAGTTTAGATTTAATAACCACATTCACAAATCTACAATTTTTTTTTTTTTCATCAGCCATTTATGTATAACTGAGGAAAAAATATTTAAATCATTTTTTTTTATCCATAAGGTTTATTCCTAATGTAAGCTGTTTTTTCACTAATGGTGTCATCTTAATTTCTTTTCCTTTAAATTTAAAATCCTTTCCAGTTTCTATCTTCTGTAATTTTCTTAGTTCAGCTATCTTAAATGTATATTCATCTGGGACTTTTAAACTTCTATGTAATCCACCTCTTCTAAACTTAATAGTTTCTCCACCTAATTTAGCTTCAGCCATCTTAGGCTTTCTTTTAGGTGGTGAGTTTTTTTTAGATGAGACTGGCTTATCAGCACTATCAGCAGGAGGTCTCCCTCGTTTAGATCCATAAGTTCCCTTACCTTGAGGCATTTATAATCTTAGAAAAGAAAAAAAATTGAATTTTGTTTTTGAAATATGATAATTACACAAATGGACATAAATCAAGTTTTAATAGACCTAAAAAACTCTGGCTGTAAAACACTGGCAGAATGGACTGGTGATATGGCTTCAAACATGGAAGAATTTAAAAAATTTATTCTTGATGAATATGGAGAAGATAGTCATCAAGCTAAAAGATATGGAATAATAAAATTAGACATTAATAGTTTTAACTAAAGTCTGTGTGTTAAATACAGCAACATTCTTAACATAAGTTTCTTGAATTTCTGGAGCATTATTTCTGGAAGCTGGGAGGACAGCATCGCCACTCTGGACACCAGATCTAATGATAAGGTCGTAATCTTGATTGTTAAAGTTAGAAGTATTACCGAAGTGATGAGTGTAATCAAGACCTATACCCATAGCATCACCTTCAGTATTATTACCTACACCAGTATTCGCATCACCACCTGTGGCATAATCTTCAGCTAATGATTTATTAGTGAGTTTAAGTGAAGCACTACATTTATCAGCTAATTCACCATCTAATACTGACCTTTGCCATCTGTTTCTTACTTCAGCATCACCATTTCCAGACTGGGGCTGGACATAGTCTTGGGCTGATATGGCTCCAGCTTTTCCATTCTGGGCGGTTTTTGTTAAAAGATTAGGCTGGACTTCAACCACAAAATCTTCTGGCTGTCTTACATTGTTTTTATTTTGACTATATTCTCTAAGACCTACAGGAGTTCTAAAGTTAGACTGGTTTTTCTTAACATTATTTTCTTGGTCTTGGTCAAGGAAAAGATTAACAAAAGATCTAACCATAGAAAGATTTGGAGTGTATTTAGAGCTATTAACACTTGACACAATATCATTAACAAGATTAACTCTATCATTAATCATCATCTGTGGATTATAACTGGCTAAGTCCTGTGGGGTGGGGACTAAAAATCTTCCTTGAAGTCTAACATTTTTAAGGATGTAATAAGTTCCAGTAGCTGAAGGATGATTTGCTCCCTGTGCTCTAAATCTTTCAAAAAATACACCAGCATCATTATTGAGTTCTAAATTAACTATTAAACCTCCTAAGTAATCATTACCTAAATGAAGTGGTTTTAAATTATTAAGTAGAGCTGTATCTAATTTAAATGAAAAAGGTCTTCCATAATGTTTATCATTAATACCTGAAATATTACCGAATTGACCACCATTAGCATGAGTAGCATCACTCATAACGGCTTGATGTCTATTCATATGAGAAGCATGTGTTCCAGAAGCATCATATCTTGCTAAAGGAGAGACTAAGTAATCTTGTGGAGATTTAGTCCATGCGGTTCTAACTCCCACATACATAGGATAATTATTATGCTGAGCGATTTCTACAGAAGTCTTTTTTGACTGGACAAAAATCCTCTTAATAGAATTCTGTATTCCACTCCACTGGGAAATATTAGTATTAGTAGGTCTTGTAAGATTAGCACCATTACCTAAATTATAATCAACTTTAGTAACAGCATTAGCATCCTGTATAGGAGTTCCAGTGCTATCTAAATAAACTACCTGACCTGTTAAATACATATCACTGGTGTCTATTAATCTATCTTGAGATGAGATATGAAATCTAATGTTAGCATTTCCCTTATTAAAGGAAAAGCCACCTGTTAATTTATTTGAGCTATCAATAGATGTAGCTTGGTCATTGACCGCTGGGATAGAAAAAGCAATTTTCTGGACTGGCATTTATAACCTATAACAACAAAAAAATTTAATTTTTTTTTTTTTATTTTTTATGCTTTTTCCATAAATCAGCATCAGCTGTAGTTCTTGTTTTTCCACCCATAACAAAACTATATACTCTGGCTTGTGCCCATTGTTCCTTTCCCATCTTAGCACTTCGTGGAGCTGATGGAGCTTTTTGTCCAGATTTTAATCTAACACTAGCTGGATTTGATTTCCATGCTCCCACACCTCTATTATAAACTTGCTGTAATATTCCTCTACTAATTCCAGTCTTCTTAGCTATCTCTGTTAAAGAATGTCCTTCATCCTTACTAAATCCATATTTTTTGTTAAACTTTTCTTTATTTGTAGGCATTTATATCTTATAGCTTGAAAATGTTTTAATATATTCCACTAAAACATCTAAATCTAAAATCATTAAATTTCGTGGAAGGACACCTTGTTCTTGATGATAAAAAACTAAATTCTTATCAACCACTAAGTGTAAGTATTGGATTAGGTCTTTTTTTTCCATGATAGTGTAGCTGTGTTTTCATTTAAATAGTTTTTTCAAAATTCAATTTTTTCAAATCTAAATAAAAAGTGAAAAATAATTCACTAAATGTAGGATTATGATCTATAGGAATAGGAAGGTCTTTAATAGTTTTTTTTATAATTTTAGCTATAGGATGTTCTAATCCCATCTTTAAAATCATAATTTGAATTTCATATGGCAACAATCCATACCGAATATTGTTAAACATAATATCTAATCTTTTTTTTTATCTCCCTCAGCCACCACTCCTCTCTTAAATCCAGCTGTTTCTGTGGGGATTTCATATCCTTCTGGAGCATCCATTCCAGTCTGTCCTTTTCTAAATTCATTTGACATAATATAACTATGATGGGATGTAGTCCCTCCATATCCCTTGTTAGGCTCAAAATCCCAGTCTTTTTTCCATTCAAATTTTTTTGTTAGAAATCCATCTATATGCTGGTCTCTGGATTTTTCCATAACTTCCTTTAGCTTAGGAATAAAACTTTTCTTATAACTGACAATTGTGGATCCAGCCAGAAAACTGGGAATTCCTTTTGATGTCTCTTTCTTCCACCATGCTATTCTATTCATGGGCATTTTTTTCGCTAATTCTTTATATTTAGAATAAGGTGAGTGTATATCAGCATCATCTTCAAAAACAATATTATCTCTTTTTGATGCTTCAAGTTTAGGAAGAAGATAGGTTTTGAATGTGTGAAAGACTACCTTACTCCTTTTCATTCCTATCTTAGCCATATCTGGAGCATAAACAATCTCTATGTGTGGAAATCCTTTCTCTTCTAATTGTGTTTTAAGTCTGTTAGCCATAGCCTCATTTCCTTCATATGAAAGTATGTAAGCGTTTAGTTCTTTATCACCTGCTGACATTTTGTATTATAGTTTAGTGAGATTATTATTATCTAACTAAACCGATTAGTTAAATAATAATTCTAAAAAATCAATTTTTTTAAAAAAGGGCTATCTAACCAGATAATCTATCTTCTTAAATCTATGGGTTTAGTAAAATATCTTGCCATAGTTTCATCCCCTAAATGTAAATAATTTGGGTCATCTTCCATCTCTTTTTGGGAATAAACTTGGTCTATCCACCTATCCTTTGTAATATTTCTACCATCAATTTTTACTCCAGTTTTTGTTTTTTCTACTTTTTTTTTTTCAAATTTAAATCTTCCTCCTTGAATTTCTTTTATCATTTTTTCCATAGCCTTACTTTTTTCATTTATACTATCTCTATCTTCTTGAGTATAATTTTTATTTCTTTTTACATCACTATTATTTTTATTTATTACTTTTCTAAGTGTAGATATTGTGCCCATAGTCAAATCACCCCATATATTTGTTTTTTTAGGGTCATACATTCCCTCATACAATTTATCATAATCTATTGCTTCTCCACTTTCATCGTGAGGCACGGCATATCCTCCTTTAATAGCATTTTTCTTAGTATCTTTAATAACAAATACATGGGATGGAATTTTATCAGTCCATTTTGGTGCTGATATTTTTTTAGGTTCTTCTTTTTTAGCCTTTCTTTCTGCTTGTTTTTTAGCTATTTCTGCTATTCTTTTATCTCTCTGTTCTTTTGTCATTTTAGGTTTATCCTCCTTGGGTTTATCTGGTTTAGTGCTTTCTTTTAATTCTTTTGGAGGTTTTAATACTACTTTTTTACCACCTTTTTTTTGTATATGATTAAATTTCTCTTTATGTTTCATCATCAATTCTACTAACTCAGCTTTTTTCATTTTTGAATAACCTCTAATGTTAGTCTTAGCAATTTCTTTTTTAAGTGTATCCACTGGATGAGAGTTCAAAATCTCTTTTGTAACAGCCATTATGTAATAACTATTACAAAGATAAAAAAATTCAATTTTAAAAAAAAAAGGCTATCTAACCAGATAACCTAAAGAATAACTTGGACACCACCGCTTTCACTAACACTTACAATCTTTCTACTCCAGATAAAAGTATCAGCTAACATATCATTAGTTCTTCCTGCTGAAAATCCTAATCTAATCTGTCCTTCAGCATTTCCTAAATCATAATAATAAGGACTTCTGGCTAATTGTCTTCCTACCATGAAAGTATTTGTGTATTGTTCAGCATCTTTTCCTGCTGATGAGCCTAAATCTTTAGCTTCCTTGTTAATAGAATTAAGTGATTTAACTACTTCATTAAGAGCTACAATCTTTTCTACATTAACTTGGGGATTATAAGGTCTAACTGGGACTAACCTACTCTTTAAGAAATAAACTACTGAATTCATATTACTTTCACTGGGGACTTCTCCAGTATAATAGGATGAATTTCTAAGACCACCTAATTTAGTAACATCACTAAAAGAAGAAAGGACACATACAGCTCTTGTGGCGACACTATTAAGTTCTATAAGATGTTTTCTGGCATTAGCAGGAATATTATCTACATAATGGTCAAAAGTGGTGAATTCATAATTAAATCCTTTCATCATCTGGTTAATTAAATCTGGAGGAGGAGCTACTGTAAGGACTTTAAATTCTGGTCTAATCTTTAATGCTCTTGTATCATTTCTAAGAAGTAATTTGAGACCAGTGGATACAGCCTGATTAGCATTAAGAGTAATATCTACTTTATTTCCATTAACAGCAATGGCAGTAATAAAAGTATCATGGTCAGCAACATTTGATTTAACTCTAATTTGATTTCCTACAGCAAAACCACAGCCATTTATGGAGCAATCATTAGTAGTTGTAATTGTATTAGATGGAGCACCAGCAACATCATCCATGGCTAAACCTTCAGTTTCTGTATATAAATCTTTTAAAGTTCCATCAGCTTCTTCAGCATCCATACCGAAAACGGCTTCACTAGGTGCTGATGTGGTGATTTCTATTCTAAGACCTTGAAGACCTAAAACATTACATAATCTTTCATCATCCCAGTATCTAAATATACCAGCTTTTAATGGAGTTGTATATCTTCTAAAATTATAAACAGCTTCACCAGAAGTATTTATAGGAGATAAAATATTATTATTTAAATCAGCTACACTATTTTGAGTAGGAGCAATATTACCACCTGTATTCTGTTTAGCATTAACTTTATTTCCTACACCTGTAAGCTGTTGTAAGTTAGTTTTATCTTCAAAAAGATACTGGTTTGTAATAGCACTCCACTGGTTGTAGTTCTGTAAGGTTTCTAAATGCTGACCAGTTCTAAGAGAATAAATATCTACTCTGTCTAATATAGCATCTACACCTGCTGAATTGTTAAGCATAAATCTTTTTTTATCACTTGAATTATTTAAAACATCAATGGCTAAATAACTATCCCTACCTTTAACAAGACCTAAGGAGGGCTGTAATTCAAAAATTATTTTTTGACCAGAATTAACATCAAATTCAGTGCCATTTGTAGGCACTAATGAAATCATCTTAGAAGCAATCTGTTGAGACATATAATTTTGGATAATATTTTTATTTTAAATTTTTATCTAATAAAATATTAAATATGTCATTAAATGTCGTTCCTAAACATTTTCGTTTTCTTCAAGACTGCTCCATAAATGGGGTTTTTATAGAAGATGGTTTTTTAAGTAAATTAGTTTATGCTGGATCATTTTCCACTTTATTTATAAATTTAAGATGTGATGTAGATTATACTCTAAATATCTATAAATGTCCTACTGCTAATGAAAGTGAAAAAACTTTATTTTATAGTAAAACACAGACAGCTGGTGTAACAATGGCAAGAAAATTTGCTATACCACAATCCTTCTTTTCTGTAGAAATTGTTAATACCACATCCACAGAAGGATTAATTTTTCTTAATAGTTCTGTTTCCATAGCCACACAATTTGATTGCCAGACATTCCTTAATTCTACATTAAGCATAGATGATAATACTAATTTAGTAAGACTTGCTAATAATTATGAAGTTGATTTAGTAAGAAATATACAGAGTGATTTTAAAAAAATTAACATTCAAGGAATTTTAAGAAGTAATCCAGCTAGTGAAGTAACTATAGGATTAACAAGCGATTATAAATATACAGCTTCTAATGTTGTAGCTTCCTTAGTTGTAGCTGGAGCAAATGATAACCAGCCTGCTGGGACTGGAGCCAGACACATTAGAATTCAAGGTGTGGATGATGATGGTGTAGAATATAATTCTATTTATGATGTAAATACTGGCTCTGGTTTAATGGGAGTTGATTTCACTGGAATTCACAGAATGACTATAACAGAAGTGGGGTCATTAGGACACAATGAAGGAGCCATAACTATAACTGGTGATGCTGGAGCTATCTTAGGATATATGGGAGCTACAGAAAATGTTAGTCATTTTTCTTATTATAAAGTCCCTGCTAATAAACAATTAATAGTTAGAGATATTCACATAGCAGCCTACTCACCCAGTGGAAAAATAATAGTTTATGAATTTGATCCAGCCACAAATATTCAAGCAAGTATAGGTGAGTTTCTTGTAACTACATCTTATCAGCAATTATCATATACCTTAGATGGTTTAATAACAGCTGGAAAGGTGTTAAAAGTTAATTATGTTCCCACAGCAGTAGGTGGTGATATATTAATAAATGTTAATGTTAATGCTGTATTATGTCCTACTATTTCTGCTTTTTAGATTTTTCTAAACAGCATGGACATCCTTCACAAACTGGCTCTGGCTTCCATAATTCTATCATGGCTATAGCTAAATTATTTATCCATTGACATATTTTATTACAATCAATAATCATTCTAATAAAATGTGTTAAGAAAAAAATTTATTTTTATCTTCTACTGGCACCGAATTGGACTGAAAATGCTGTGGTTGTAGTATCTGTCTGGGTTAATCTTACATATCTAATAGCCCCTGCTGAGCCATCATTATTTAATTGAGCTGTAAAATCACCAGTTGTAAAATCATATAACACTGATGTAGGGTCTTTAAAAAATGTTATATCATCTACACTAACTTCTAATCTCATTTCATCAGTAGTATTTGTAGTATTTCCTAACATAGTCATCTTACTAAATCCATTTAAATCTAATGAAGAAGAAGTAAAAGTTCCATTAGCACCCACAGCAGTTGTAGTAACAGCAGTAACATTAGCATCTCTTAATGGCTGGATTTGTAATACACTTTGGTCACTGGCAATAACCACTGGAAAACTATTAGCCATAGTATCCTGTCCTTTAACAAAATCATCTACTGCTACTTCTAAATGTCCTGAGGCATCAGTTAATAAAAATGTTTCTGTAGAAGCATCAGCTATATCTGTTCTACCTCTTAGACCTACAGCCAGAGAATTAGCTGGGTCATTTGTAATACCACTATTCACTGAATTAGCAGGAAGTATATTCACACTGGAGACAATACTGGTTAAAAGATTACCACTACCATCAAGGTGAAGCTGTTTTTGTGTGGCAGCTGGGTCATTAGGGTCTTCACTACCCATACATCTTGCTAATTGAGTTCCATCTGTTAAGTCAGCTATTATATCATCTTGTTTTGCTTCTGTAGCAAGTCCAGCAGTTGAAATTTCTGCTGTCATTTCTATAGAGCCATCTGTATTAACTAATACAGGGACTACAGAATTGCCAGTAGTCTTTCCACAAATTAAAGTTCCACTCATATATTGTTAATATACATTTTATTTTTTATATCTTAAAAAAAAATGACAAAAATGACAGATTTGACACAAAATAAATTCGTTGAGAAAAATTTAAATTTTTTTGAATAGCTCTTTAAATATAGAAATTCAAATAATATCTTGCTTAAATATAAATGGTGAAAGTTGGTAGATATAATTATGAAAAATCTAATATCTCTGGAAAAAAACTTAAGGTGGAAGTAACTCATAAAGGAAAGACAAGGACTATCCATTTTGGTGCTTCTAACATGGGACATTTTAAGGATAAAACTGGCATATGGAAAAGTAAAGACCATGGAGATAGTAAAAGAAGAGCATCATTTAGAGCAAGAATGAGTGGAATTAAATTAAAAGATGGCTCAAGAGCTGTGGATAATCCTTTATCTCCAGCCTATCATGCTCTAAGAATTTTATGGTGATTAAAATTTATATAGTTTTTGTTTTATATCCATATCTTCTTCATTAACTAATAATTTTATGTAAGTTTTATATTGTAATCTCAAATTATTTAATGATATACACTTACCGAAAAAATCTCGTGTAAAATTTGATATAGCATTAGATAAATTTGTTTCTGTAATAGGTTTCCCACTTTTATTTGTAATAAAATGTTGCTTATTTGTAGATAATTTTAAAAGATATTTTATTAAAAGTTTGTGGATTTGCTGGTCTTTAATTTTGTGAATATATTGTCCCTTAAAGCCATTATATAATTTGTTAAAAATAAAGTAGCATTCTCCTTGCTGATATACTAAGTAAATACAATAATCATCAAATTCTTCTAAAATTTCATAATCAGCATTAACTAATTTTATTCTTGTCCAGTTAATAAGTTTTAAAGGAAGCTCAAATAAGAATATACATAATATTAAATAATTTCTAAAATATGTAAAACAAAATTCTCTTTTGTAGAAAACTTCCATAGATTGTCTTATTTTATCTCTTACATCAAAAATAGAATATTTTGAATACATGTCTTTATTTTCCTTTAGATCTAAAAGATTATTATATTCATCTACAAATTTATATAAGAAATAGCTATCACATTTATAAAACTTAAATATTCTTTTCATAGTGTCGCATATCTCCACTACAGTAGCTAAAGTATATTTATCTAATAGTTTTTCTATAATAGGTGTGAAGTTTGATAAATTTCCTATTAGTTCGTCAAAATCTCTACTTTTTGATATTTTTTTTAGTCTTTCTATATCCCTTTTCAAAATTTCCTCATCACTACCATTCTTAATGGCATAAGTGATAAACAAGTCCATATTAAAATTTTAGAAGAAAAAATTAAACAATAGTAGCCGTAGTCTGTGGAGCTTGAGCTTTTGCTACCGCTTGAGGGTCTATTCCAGTTGTAGCTGTGGCAGGAGCACCGACAGCTGTGGTTTCTTTATCTGGGTCGTTTTTATGACCTATTCCTTCAAAAAGTCCTATTAGACCAGTGATTACAGAAGCTACTTCTCCCACTACAGGGACACTATCTAAAACAGCATCAGTAGTGATTAAACCAGTATCTAATGCTGAATTAACACTATCTGGGACTAAAGCTTTAGCAGTGTTTGCTAATTTTCCTCCCACTTGTCTTGCCATGTTCCCAGCATCATCCATTACACTAGACTTTATAACATTTTCACTATCAGCTCCCACATTTGACATTTCAGCAGGATTTGTTGCTTGTTTTCCTACTTGACTATCTACAGAAGTAGTTTGAGCATTAGGCTCACTAGCTGGAGCTGGGTCAGCAGGTTTTCCACCTCCACCTTGATTAGGATTAGGAGGTTTTGCTTGTTCCAGACCTCCTCCACCTTGACCAGTATTAGGTGAGCCTTCTCTTCCCAGAAATGATTGTTCTGGCTGTGGTTCAGCTGGAGCCACACTTCTAGCTTGTGAGCTATCAGCTTCAGCACTTACATCAGCTTGAGATGCTTGTTGTGGGGCACTTGCTTGACCTGCTGAAGCTCCTGTATTAGAAGAAGATATAGTAGCACCAGATTGAGATAATGGTTCTACTTCTGGATAAGGAAGTTCAGTGCTTTTAATAGGTTGTCCAGCTGCTGTTTTCGCTGCTGTTTGTTCCTCAATACTACCAGAAGCCCCCTCAGTTGGAGCATTAAGTTTAGCTTTTAAATCTCTAAATCTCTGTTGGACTTCACTTACTCTATTATCTAATTCACTACTGGCTCCATTGTTTTCAGCTATAGCATCACCTCCCCCAGCGTTTCTTACTGGGTCAGCATCACCTTGTGGATTAGGTTTAACAGCATCCCCATTTTCACCAGAAGGATTTTCTTTTCCTTGTCCAGCGTTACTTTTTGCTTTTTCTATTTCAGCTTTCTTAGCTTCTATTCCAGACTTAGCATCTCTGTAAGCCTTATAGACTTTTCTACCTAAATGAAAAGCTGTAGACGCTCCACCTAAATCCGCTGCCCCACTTGTGATATGATCTATATGGTTTTGAAATTGCTCTTCTATAGTGTTAGCTTTTCTATCACTAATCTCTTGTTCGTTTTCTGTATTGTGGTTCTCCTTGGCAGTTAAATCATTCGCATAACCTTGTAGAATACTGGCTAATGACATATATTTATGTATAAATATTTTTATTCTTCTTCTTCATTTTTTTTTTCCATTTTTTCTTTGATATTTGTAGAGTTTTGATTTAAATCACTAGACCATAACAATTCATCATAATTTCTCCATGCTTCCAGTCTGGGAATATTTATATACAAAAAGTCAAAAGGATTTTTTCTACTCTCTTTAAAAATTCTTAAAAACTCTTTTTCACTTCCTCCTATAAAACTATAATCTTCAGCCACCTTTCTTAATTCACTTTCTGGAAATGTCCCCATAATATGTAATCCTTGAATGTTTTGCCTAATAGTATTTGTCAAAAATTTATATAGCTGACATGTAAGACATATAGCTAATCTACCTTCTGTGCCTAAAGCTTCACTACCGATATGTCTATATTTTGTAATCATACTGCTAAAGGCATCTTGTTTTCCATTTTTTTTCATAACAAAACCTTTATCACCCATAATATCATCCATAACTAACAAAAATCTATTGTCATCTTCATCATCTCTAATCATATCCATTATAGTTTCTAATAAATCTTCACTATAGCTATCAAAAACATAATCAAAATTTTCTACCATATGTTTCATTTGTGTATCATTATGGACACTAGGAGATATTAATATTTTAACATCATAATCTTCGCCATAGAAGCGAGGAGATAAATAAAGATTTTGTAGAAGCACAGATTTTCCAGACCTAATTTTTCCTAACATAACATTAAAATGGACTAAATCTGGAATAATCTCTTTGTGTTTTTCTCCCAGTTTATCTTCATCTACTTTTAGAGGATATACTTTATAGTCATTCATTTATTTTATAAAAGATATTTTTATTTTCTAAGCTCTAAATGTTTCACCATAAATTGTAATCTATCTTTTAGCTTGTCATCATCTAAAATTTGCTCTCTTGTTAGAGTGTTTAAATAACTTTCCATGGTTTTATATGCCATTGAGCATGATAAATTTCCCAGAGCTTCATATTTTTTATCTTCCCATTGTTCTAACTTTTCATTATCTTTCATTTTTTTTCTGGCTTCTGCTTGTCTTTTTTGTGTTTTAGTTAATTCCTTTTTTGTTTCTCTTTGTTCTTTTTTTAATTCAGCTGTAGATTTTTTCTTAGCTTTATTTTCTTTGACTTTCGCTCTTCCTTTAGCTAAAGCGTCTTTTTGAGCTTGAGTTAAAACTCTTTTCTTTTTCTTAGGCTCCTCTTTTATAAAAATATCCTCTGGATCTTTAACTTCTATAGTAATATTTTCTGTATCACTCATTTATAATTTCTAAGGAGAAAAAAATATATCCATCTAACCAGATAATCTCCATGGTTTATATATGGAAGTTTGATGGATTTATATATGGGAAAAAAAATTGAAAAATGAAATCACACTTAGTCAAAATCACACTTAACAATGTCATACAAAATGAATGAAAACGGAAAATTTGAGCTGGATTGTGGAAAAGAAGGACACTGGATAGGAGATTGTGAATGTCCAGATGAAGAAGAAGAAGGATGTGAATGTGGAGGTGGTCATCCCATAATGGGAATTATGTGTGATGGAAGCCATAAAAAAAAGGATTGGTGGATAGCTTATAATGGAGCCATAACATTTTTCACTGGGACTAAAAAAGATTTAATAGATAGATTAGACATAATAGGTGATGATGATGCTGAATATGGAGAATTATATGAAGTTAATGATGAAAGAAAAAATTGAATTTTTCAAAACTTGAAATTTGAAAAACACAATGGAAATATGGAAGCTTGAGACACACTATGGAGCTGTCATCACATCTCCCACAAAACAAAATATCATAAACATTTATAACAAAAAACCCACAGCCTATAGATATCCCCCTAAGTCTGTGAATTTGAAAGTAAAGTGATATTACAATTTCTACAGCATATATATCTTATTTCACCTGTATCGTGGCAATGGTCTAAATGTCTTTCTCTCGCATTTTTAAATTTTTTATCACATATCCAGCAGTTAGTTTCATTTATATACACATCATAAACTAAATCTAAATCTTTATCTATTATTCCTATTTGTCTCCAGTTTGCCATTCTCATCATTTTTTTTCCTTTAGGCTGTTTGTAATATTCTTTTTGATATTCTCTAATTTTTGATTTATTTTTTAGATGATATTTTTTGATATATTTTTTTCTTTTCTCCTTATTTTCTGGCTTTTGTCCCCACACAGCCATATATTTTTTATTATACTCTTTCATATAAGCACTCTTCCTTGCCATGGCTTCTGGATCTTGTCTATACTTTTCTTGATATTCTTTTTGATAAGCTTTGACTTTTTCCCTATTTTTATAGTAATAATTTCTCTGGTATTCTCTGGCTTCTTCTAAGGTTCTACCCATTTTATTATTTCTCGTGTATATAACAGAGATTTTTTTTTTAAGTAGTTTTTAAATTGCTAATCAAATTCCACAAGAATTTTTTTATATCTTTCCACAGGAGGATTTAGCTTTTCTATAGCAATAATACTATTATGAATTTTAGATTTAGTAATATTCATGTAATAATTATAAATAGTGCTTCTACACACTTTAAATGTTTCTTCTATATCCTTACAAGTTCTAAATAATTTAACTTTTTCTCCTTCAAAATAATCATCATAAATGACCTTGTAGTGATAAGTTGTATTATTTTTAGCACCCTTTTGTCTTGGCATTTATATTAATAAACTGACTATCTTTTAAATACTATTAAACAAATTACTTTTTAATCTTCAAGAAAAGCTGTTTTATCATATAGCCCCATTTTCTTTAATTTAACTATGACATCTTCTTCATTAAACACCCACAATCTTTCATGGGTCGTTCTCCTTTGAAGAAATAAATATGTGGCTTCAATTTCAGCATCAAAAAGTTGTAATTTTGTAGGAGTTAATTTGTTTGACATACACCACATTTCATATTGTTCTCTTAGCTCTGTTTTTTTAATTTTATTTGTGAATTTATTATGATTTTTTTCAAAAACATAAGGTGATGAAAATAAACTATCTAAAAACTTCCATATAGTTGATATAGAAGCATCTAAACATCTTTTGTAATATTTTGTTTTAGGAAAGTTTTTCCATATCCTATTTGATATATCCCTTTTCATTAGCATATTATAAAACATTTTCAAGGCTTTATCATTAAAAAAGGCTTTGACTACTTTGTCTATATCTTTTCTTGCTGGATGAATACTCTCAAAAGCTACAAATCTTCTGTTAGTATCACTTATTTTAACCACAGCTTCATTATTTGTGGTCATCAAATATCTCATAAAATCATTGACAAAAATCTCTTTTTCAAATTTCTCTTTTATTGTAATTTTATTTGATGTGATTAAATTTTTTAGTCTTTCATAACATTTATCAGTTTGAGAATGTTCCACCTCATCTATATTTATTAATAGCTTATTCTTTCCTATAGAATTAAAGTTGCCGAATAAATCTCCCATAGGATTAGCACTTGAATAATAATATTTTTCACCCATCATGTATCCTAATTGTTGGACTAATAAACTTTTTCCTATTCCTTCTCCACCCTTAATAATAATCATAGTTAATGACTTTTTATCTGGCTCTTGAAATATCTGTGCTGACCAGTCTAATAAATATTCATAACAATCATCCACACTTTCTTCTCCATCATCTACTAAAAGTCTTATATGTTTTAGTATAATATCAAAATCTTCCTCATCTGTTGTATCAAAATCATCATCAATAGTTTCTATGTGAAAACCAGTGAAAAGATTATATACATTATCTGGACACTTTTTGATATTGGGATAAAAATCTATTTTATCCACCATTCTTTTGTCTGGATCTAAAACATAATTATGGATAAATCTTTTTCCTTTTCCTCCATCATTAAAAACATCAAATAATTTTGACCCAGCTTTTTTCCAGTCGCAAAACATGGAAATTAATGATGACTGATTTCTCAAATAATAACTATCACCATCTTCTATTAAATATCTATCACTGCTTACCACTTTATGTATTCCATAAGTTTTTTCAAATAATTTTTTCAAATCATCATATTCCTTTCCTTCTTGTGTGTTTGAAGCTTTTTTGTAATTTTCTATAAATTCTTGTGGAATGTCAAGAAAATCTGTCATCTTTTTAATAGCCATATTTATGCCGAATTTTGTTTTAACTTTTTCTAAAACTTCATTAATCTTCAAATCTTCTGTTAATCTATCCACATAAAAGCCATCATGTAAGTCAGCATAAGTTTTTATGCCATTTTTTTCAAATAATTCTTGAATTTTATCTATGAGTTTCCATTCCCATTTATGATAAATATAGCACAAAAATTTTCCTAATGGATTATATTCCTTTTTATCTAATAAACTTTTATAATAAGCTTTTGTCTCAAGATTTTTATTAATAAATTTTTTTGATAATTCTTTTAATCCTTCATCTTCACATCTAAACAATCTTTTTGTATATTGTTCCTTAGCTGTATCTCTATCACAATTTTCATTTTTCATTGTGGTTTGTAATATAAACTCTCTGTTTTCTATGTAATCAAAAACCCATTCCATGTTAGGAATATTAAACTCTTTAACTTTTTGAGCTATAAATGTATAACTCGCATTAACCATATCAATATCTTTATAATACTGATAGGCTAAAGTATTTCTTAGCTTTCTTGAAAACATACACAATCCCACCTCACAATGATTTCGCCCATCTAAATCCTCTCCTCCTTGATGATACTCTGGATTAATCTTCCATGACCCTCTGTTGCCGATAAGTTTTTCTAATTTATATTTATCAGCATCTTTGAGTTGTGATGAATAATCCTTTAATATCCTTTTAGCTAAGGAAAGGTTAAAGATTTCTTGTCTTCGTTGCTTAGTCATTTTGATATATAATGTGTATGTCTAAAATTTAAATGATTTTTAAAATTCAATTTTTATTTTGATTTATAGAAATTCAAATTTTTTGAGCTTTTTGTGCCTGTTGTATATTTGCCTCTTCCTCTTTTTGTATTTCTTCTTGTGCTATGTTAATATCAGTTTCAGCTAATAATATTGTAGGTTTCTGGACAGGACTAACAAGTTTTAACAAAATTGTAGAATTAGGTTCTAAAGCTACATCTGTTAGATCTGGATTAACTATAGCTATACTTACAGAATTTATAGATTTAGGATTTGATAATGTGTGAGTGATAAAGTTTCTATCAGCTATAAAATCTTGATTTGATAAAGATGATTTTGGTATCATATCAATAATTCCTAATTCACTTTGTGCTCCAGCGAAATCATCTTGATTGACTAAATCTGTTAAAACTAACATATATCCACTCTGGGATAATATAGGTAAGCTATCTGCTTTTAATTCTTTTCCACTTGTCTGGACTGGTATCATACTTGCCCAGTTATAAAATGAGCCTTGAAATGGAGCAGTAATTCCTATTTGTTTTATTGTTACTTCTGGAGGTGTGTAAGGAGATCCATCAGCATTCTTATTATTATTATAAGGTTGCTGTGGGACATTACTATCTAATAAATTAAACATCTGGACATCTCCTACAGCTGGTAGAGTGAAATATTGGTCTCCATGTGTTTCACTTTCAGCTTTTTTGCCATAATTATTAAAAAGTGTGGAAATAAATGGAGTTAAACTACTATCTACTTCTCCCATAGTTGTAGTTCCATTAACTTTTTGAGTTTGTCCATAATATACTTGTTTTTCATAATTATCTTGATTGACTAATTTATCATAACTAAATCCTATTCTTGACCATATAGTTTCTTTCCATGCTTGTTTAGCTTCCTTTTCTGTATTAAAAAAATCATCAAAATTCCAGAATTCTCTATATCTGGGATTATTTGTATTAACATTTTCTACATTTAATAGTTCTACATTCCCTTTATTTTGTGCCGTTTGAAAAGCCCAGTTGTAGACTAAAACACCAGAATATCTCATAACATAAGCATTTAAAGTATTAACTAACTGAGTATGTTGTGCTGATGAAATTCCATCCCAGAATTTGACTGGAGCATGTTCTAAACCTCCCACAGGTGGAGCTGTGTATTGAGGCACTCTTTTTATATAAACTGCTTCTTGTGAAGGATTAGATAATGTATTTCCTCTATTATCGTGTGTAGGAATTCTTCGTGGTTCGTGGAGATGCTGGAAAGAAAAAGCACTTTCTGTGCTATCATATTTTAAAGTAAATCCTGTAGTTCCTACACCCATGCCCTTAGTAAAAACATTATATGGGAGTAAGTCTAAACTTTCATCTACTTGGTCTTCTCCATTATTTCTCATAAATCCCATAAAATATCTTCTTGCTGAGCCATCTCCTATATATGGTGAGCCATCTGGAGCTGTGACCCATGATATTTTCGCTGTATCATTATCAGTTGCCGAATAATAAACATTATTTTTAGCTTGAAAAAATATATCTACCATATGTGATGGTGTAATAGCTATTGCTGATTTTATTCCATGCTGTGTAGATTTTAAAGCTCCTCTTTCTTCATTCGTGATTAAGTCTAATTGATTTAACATTGTTGGGTCATTTTGTCCTTTATACTGAGACCAGTAGTCCTTTATTTGTGTTTTAACAAATCTATTTGTAGTATTATTTATTACTAATCCTTTAAAATCTCCTGCTTCTCTAAATTGTTCATAATAAGTTTCTTCTTGATTAACATCTGGATTTTTAACTTTATTTATCTGGTCACTAATTAACTCACCTAAACTTGCTACTGTATAAATTCCTTTTGGAATAAAGATAGAAGCTTGACCACATAATGGGATTAAATATGTATCACTATCTGTAGGTGTGCCTAATCCACTTCCTTCAGCATTTGTAATTTGAGCAAATCCACATAAAGGCATAATATTTTCACTAAATCCATAATATCCATTTAATTCTACCCACTTATCTTTAGTAAGAGTATTAGCTGGAGCTAAAGGTGATTGTAAGTCTTCATTAACTCTCTGGTCTATATTACAAAAAATTTTATAATCACTTAATTTTTCTGGATCTCCTATGTCAGTAACTGGGACATCATAGGAGCTATCACACATGTAATAGTTAAAACAAATCGTTTCATTAACATCTTCTTCTATTTCTATACTTTGCCCAGTAATCCCTTGAAGATTAACTAATGAATTCTGGACTGAGACTTGAGTTCCAGTGGGTAATTCTAAGCCATCTGGTAATGGATAAGTCCATCTATTGTTAGTGTCGTTTCGCCTTTGTGCTAAACTACAATTTAAATCAATGTATCGTGTCGCCATATAAACAATACTAACATTTATTTTTTATATTTTATTTCTATTGTATGTATAAATGATAGTAGTTGATTATTTAACTTATACAAAAAATGGAGTATTACCAGATTATCTTCAAAAGTCCATAAATAGGACTAAAAGTCTGGGATATGATATATTGCCCATAACACCAGATGAGTATCATCTTGATAATATGATAGGTCATTGTAGCTTTATTCATTTAAGAGATATTACTTTGCCTAAAATAGAAAAAATAAGAGATAAACTAACTGGCTTTTTTGTATGTGAAGGAGATATATGGATAAAAGATGATTTCACATTTGATGAATTTAAAAAAAAAATTCCCTATAAGCCTATGTGGTATGGATATAAAGGACAGAGAAGACCCACATTTATTCAAGGGGCTTTCTTACTATATATTCCTATGGAATGTTTTGATGAATTTAAGTATAAGATTAATAAATGTAGAAAAATGTTTATAGATAGATTTTATACAAAATTGTATTTAGAAGGATTTATAGAAAAATATCATTCTACTATGGCTAATGAAATAACTCATTACTCAAATGTAGTTAAAAAAATAAGACAAGGAATAGATTTAGAGGTCACTGACTAAGACATTCATTCCACCTGATGGAAGAGCCATAACTTTAACTACTCTTGATACACCTACAAAAAACTGGATATTACAGCCAGATACTTCATTTTGTCCTATCTGTGGAGTATTCTGTATCTGTGAATTGACCTGTGCGTGTGGAGTTCTATTATAGATCCACCTGATAGGATATTCATTAATAATTCTACCACCTCCTCTAATGACTGGTTCGCCATTTCTTAAATCAAGAGCCATAGGTTTGTATTTTCCTAACAGACCTTGAGCTGGAGGTGAAATCATACTGGCTTCAGTATTTGTATCAGCAACATAATATGGAGCTGGGACTTGTAAGTCTCTTCCTAATACATATGAGACATTATTATACATCTCTACTGGATTAAAAACAAAACCGAAGTTAAAGAAATCTACACCATTAACATTAACTTGGTATTCTTCTACACTAACACTATCTGCTCTCTGTCCTAAGGTTACTTTATTATTATTATCAGCATATGTGGTGAATTGTTTTAACATCTGGATATAATGGACTTCTTGATTAATTACATTAATTCTAAATTCTTGTGCCTGTTGAGTATTAGCAGTGGCTGCTGGAAGAGTTTTCTGTATATTTTCTACATTAATAAAATCCATAACATATCCACCTGCTGATTGTGTTTTTTCTCTAACACTTTCTTGGACACGGGATGGGAAAACAAGATAATCTACAAGAAGATTAACATCACTGAATAAAATATCACCATCAGCACAAGCTAAATTTGCTGAAGGAGCACCTATTTTATTAGCGAATTGACTTGAGCTGGGATTAAATTCTATAGTAAGGTGGATTTTATAAGCAGTAAAAAGGAAAAGTGGAAGGTCTCTGGTGTTAAGCATAGGCAAGAGCATACCTAATGGAATACCGATTAACTGATTATTATCAGCATCTTCTTCTACTTTGTGATTATTAACAGCTGCCCCAGCTCTATCGCCAGAAGCTCCATAGTTAATACCAGAAGCCACTGGATCAGTGGTGATAACACCAGTTAAATCAGCATCTTGTCCAGCGTTTGCTTCATCTTCAGTTAAAACTCTATACTGAATTCCATTCTGGAGATAATGACTAAATTTCTTATTCTGGACTTCTGGGCTGGATGAATAAAGGTGATTGAGTGTAGACCACTGATTAACATTATTTATTCTCTGGACTTGAAAATCACCTATTCTAAGTTCTACATTTTCTATGGCTCCTAAACCACCATTAAAGCAATTAAGTCTAATATTGTTCGCTGCCTCACCAGTTTTAGCTTTAACCTTAAATAAAAGCATGGTGTTTTTATCTAAATAGGCTGCTGTATCAAGCCTAAAAGTGTATCTGTAAGCACTGGAGACAATGGGGTCTAACTTTTCAGTCCTTACATCCATAACATTTTCAGCGTCCATATCCACGCTATAGTCTGTGAGCTGTGCTATTTGAGATGATGCCATTTTATATAATCTAAACAAATATAAAAATTTAATATCGTTAAACTGAATATATTTTTAATATTAATAAATTATTCTTCATCTATCACTTTATCATGAGTTCTATGGGCTAATAAATTAATATCTTCGTCTTCTATCATCATCTCAAATAAATCATAAGTGTCAAATTTTTCATTTTTCTCTATTATTTTTTCTAAATATAGATCCATTTTATTCTCCATAAATCTATATAGGTCATATAAATCAGTTTTATTATATTCACCTTCTGGTTTAATTTCAAGTCTCCATACATCGTGAATATAATCATCCGCCCATGATGTATTCATATTAATCATTCCCCAGCCCACCGCTCGTATGTCCTTTGTCATAACCATTTTAGTTTATATTAGATTGTTTTTTGATAATCCTAACTCAAGGATTTTCAAAAATCAATTTTTTTTCCCTATACAAATCCATCAAATTTCCACATATAAACCATGAAGATTATCTGGTTAGATGGATATATTTTTTTATTCAAAAGGGTCTCTTGTGAAATTAAGTGTTCTATCATATGGACATTCCATAAAAGTCTTATAGATATCATCAAAACCATCTTCTGGAAATATATTACTATCTCTTTTAAAAACTTTATAGACTTCCTTATAACAATCTAACTTCATCAGTTCCACACACTTTTTGATAAGTCTATCTCTTCTATCATATTGTTCTTTCATCATTTCGCATACTTGTCTATGATATTCACCAGCTTTCAAATCTTCTCCATTTATTCTACACCATTCATATTCATCATCTGGCATATCATTTTCTAAAAGATATAGGTCAAAATCATTTATTTTTTGATGAATTTTTAAAGCATCAGCTAATCTGCCATGATTAAGACAATAACTAAATAAAACACTGCCGAATATAGAATTATAATTTCCTCTATGGGCTTCTTGAGTATTTTGTTTCACACTATATTTTAATTCATTTTGAGTGTCATCTTGTAGCATTTGAAGAAAGTTCATAACTTCCATTTCTTCCACAAGTGTCTTTAGGGCTTCCATTGTTTTGTATATAGTTTTGTTGTTGTGTTCTGTGGGCTTCGTTTTCAAATTTTTCAATTTTTTTTCTCTTTAACATTTTCCACATTCACAATCTGGATAGCCCATGTTTTTAACACAAATTCCTTTATGGACATCTTTTCTTTTAAGAGAAATTTTATTACCAGATACCTCCATATCAAAAGCTTTCATCTCTCGTCCTTGTTTAGTTTTGTGATTTGTTCTAAACATTTCTTGAAGATGTGTAAGAATTATGGTTTGCGATAGTTTATCCATTGTTTTTGATTTGTCTATCACCTCTTCCGTTTTTCATTTTTCAATTTTTTCTGTCCAGCTTTATCAAATATATCTTCTATATGTCTAAGCTTAGTCTTCTTTTCTTCCTTCTTAATATCTTTCTTAAAAGTTCCATCTCCCACAATTCTTTCGTGGGCTTTCATATCTTTAACAGCTATTTTCATATTCCTTTGTCTTAATAATAAATCACTAAATTTATCCTTCTTGATGTGTGGCATTTAATATAAACAAATATTTTAATTAGGTGGCTCTATTGTGAAATTAACTATAGATCTATCTATTTCTGTGGCAGGTTCTTCTGTAAGCATATCTACAATTTTAATACTTATACTATTAGTTTGAATTTCATTATTTTGTAAGTATGAGACTATAGGATTGTATGGAATATAAGTAGATGTAACTACACCAGCGTTTGTCCCTCTTTGAGACTGGTCAAATCCTGTAGTAAATGGCACAGGAATATTAGCTAAAATAGATTTCTTAAAACCACCATCTCTTTTTTCTTCTACATTTTTATAATTATTTGTGGGCAAGTTAATAAATATAGAATAATTCTTACTTCTCCAGTTTATATCTAAATTCAAATCTATAACATTACACTTATCTTGACATCCATTAGGATATAAATCTGTATATATTCCATCATTTTTCATTCCCAGAGCTAAAACTAAATTATCACTTGCTGTAATTTGATAGTCTCTCATTATAGTTTCTGGCTCAGCATCACTTCCTGCTGGCATCCTTGTCTGTGATATATTTTCAAAACCTTCATCAGCATTTGTGGCACTTAGCATAAAAACAAAAGGAATTTGTGAATTTAAAGCTGTGGTATTATCATATGTAGTTGTATCACCTACTAATAATTTGAATGGAAGATTTCTTCTTTGTGGCTCACTATCATAAATTAATTTATATGCTCCATCTTGATAACTTGCTATCTTCCATCTTAATGATGGTGTATCTGTTGTATTACTTACTTCCATACCGAATAATACATTATATTTTCCAGCTGGATTAAATATAGTGGTTGTAGGTATTCTTTCTATTAAAGCCATACTTGAGATTTCTTGATTTTGATCCACCCATGTATCTATTGTGTTTCCACCAGCGTTTTCAGCAATATATATTTCAAAATGGTCGTTTTGTGCTCCTAAGATAACACTAACAAAAGCTGTAGGAATAGTATTAACTAAAACTGGGGGATTATTTCCACTAGTTCTTGTAGGTGGTGCTCCTCCTATGCCATCAGCATATTCCTTTCCATATAAAGCAAAACATAATTTTCCAGTCTGGTCTTCTATATTGTCTATACTTTCAAATAAAGCAAAAGAGTTTTGTTCTCCTTGGTCTTTAGGACAATTAGCCCTATAAAAATCAAATTTATCATCTAAAAGAGCATAATTATCAAAAGTGCCAGTATTATTATGAGTTGTATAAGCTACTACATCTCCACCTGTTGTAGTCTGTTCGTCATCGTGAGCATTATTAGTATCTAAAGATGGAAAAGTATCATAATCAGTTACATCTAAAACAATTCCTAATAGTCCATCATTTTCTAAATGGTCAGCTCCTCCTCCATTATTATTGTTTTCTCTGTCTGCTGAAGCATATCTTCCTAACTTATTTGTTGCGTTAATAGCATCGTTAATTTGACCTTCAATATAATCTATAAAACTTTCAAATTCATAAATATCTCTAGGAATATCTATTCTCATAGCTATAGAATTTTCTGTGGCAGGAGTGGCTGGAATGTGTGTAGGAAGACACTTTGTAGAAGTAATATCTATTGTGGCATCTTGTTCTAAAACTATATCAGCATCTCTTTTTAATTCTATCCAGTTTGTTGTAATTTTGCTATTTCTGGGAATAGTAATAGGGTCTCTAAAGTTAATTGTATAATCATTACCATTAGTGGATGGCGAAATAAGATTAAAGTTCATAATAATTATTACTAATATTTTTATTATGAAATTTATATTTTAATCATTTTTTTTCATGTATCCTTTTCTTAGCCTTATCAAAAATTTTTTTGTCAAGTTCAAAACCTATAAACTTTCTATTTAAATTTCTACAAGCCACACCTGTAGAGCCTCCTCCCATAGTGGGGTCTATAATAGTGTCATTTTCATTACTCCAGTATTTTAATAAAAATTCAAGAATATCTTGTGGCTTTTCTGTCTGGTGATTTCTTTTCCCTCTATATATTTTTTCACATTCTATAATGCTTACAGGAAGCTCTGGATCATATCGTTTTCTTCCATTTAAACTTTTTTCTCCTTTTTGTTTTAATTCCATAATATATTTATCTCCACCCATACATTCACCCTTACTCGTTGTGCCCAGAGTATTACATTCTTTTGTAGAAATTTTATGTTTTTTTATTTTTGTATCTTCTTCCATTTTAATGGGCTCTATTCTTTTGTGATATTTATCTCTATTATATTTAGGAGATTGCTCATAGAAAAAATATATCATTTCGTGATTTCTAAGTGGTCTATGTTTGCTTTGTAGTCCCCCAGTTTTATTTCTTTTTTTCCACACCATATCCATTTTAAACATATCTGGATTTGATGAAATAAGATTATAGCCGAATTTTGTGCTACAAAAATGAATACATGCTGTTCTTTTTGATTTTCTTATTCTTTTAAATTCATTCCAGAATTCATTAAGATTTATTTGTATATCCCACTTACAATCTGTTTCTCCTCCATATGGCAAATCACATATCATTAAATCTATAGATTTATCTGGAAGTGTTTTCATTAGCTCTAAACAATCACCTTGCCTAATGTCCATAATTTATTGTAATTATTTTTTTTGTGCTTTTCTACGCTTCACAATGTTTATAAAAATTATTTAATCTCAAATCATAGCCCCATTTTTTAATTTTTATTCTACACATTTCACCATATCTTGCTACCATATAATGTGCGTTCTCTTCCATTTCTTTCTGTCTATTCTTTAATCCTCCTAACTGACCACAAATTCCTCCTTGTAATTCAAAATATTTTGTTGTAATTCCATATCTATCAAATCTTACTACACCTCCATCTGCTAAAAAATGCTCACAAGAAAACTGGAAATCTTCAAAATGTCCTACATCACAAAAGATAATAGGTTTAGTTCTATCTATTATTAATCCTTGAAAAGCTCCTATACAATATCTTAGTGTTGTAGATATTTTATCTTTCATGTAAAAACTATTATTTAAAGCATTCACTGCCCATAATCTACAATTTCTTTTTTTAGTCTCTAAGAAAAAATATTTAATAAGATCCATAAAAGGCTCAGTAATAGGCTTACCCATATCACTAAAAAAAGTAATGTCATCATCCATAAATAAAACTCCATCTAACTTTTCAGCATCTGGATGTGTATGATAATATTCTCTAAGATAATTCCTTGTGCTGTCTATGCCTGTTTGACCAGTTAAATGAAATCTAAAACAATCTCCTATTTCTTTTTCATATAGCTTTTGTTGCTCTTTGTCTCTTACAAAAATTAAAATATCATTAGATGATACACCGAAATCCATTAATAACTTTAAAGACTTTTCACCTATAATTTTAGGTCTATTGTAGGAAGGAATAGCTATTTCAAAATTAAAACTCATTTATACTTTATAGTTCTATTTTTTTATATTGTAAAAAACTAATGTAAATCTTGTGCCATCAAATGGCTCCACCCAGTGTGGATATTTGCTCCCATCAAATGTGTAAAACTTATGATAAATATTATGTTTTTCTATTTCTCCATTTCTTTCTATACATAAATTTCCACCTTTATAGTCTCCTAAGCCTATTATGTAAGATACTCCTACATTAGATGCGTCTGTGTGCTTTTGTATTTCAAAATTCTTATTTATCACTACCTGATTAAATTCAAATTCTATATATTCCTTCACAAATTCTTCAAATATCTTTTGATATTCTGGATATTCACTTCTAAGTTTTGTATAATATCCACCTTCTGGAGCCTTCTCTCTCCATGCTTTTTTTTTATACATATTAGTTGTATAGCCGAATGGTGTTGTGCCATAAACATTACTTATCACACTTGTTTTTCCATCTTTGCTATATTTTCTTCTATTGTTAGTTGTAAATAAAGGAAGCTCATCTATATACTGATACATCAATAGACAATCTGTGTCAAAATCACCAGTGAAGTATTCCATTCTATACAAATAGAAAAAGAGTTTTTTTTTAATTTTTGTTTTTTTTATTTATCCTTTTATTTTTTTATTTATTGTTTCCTTATTCCTGCCTCCCATTTATTGTCAATGTGGCTCACTGAAAACTCACAATGTTCCACTTCTTCATATTCATTCCACCATTCTCCGTCTATCCATTTTCCATCTTCATATTGTCCCAGATATTCATATTCGTTTGTGTGATTATCATAATTATAGTTAATCCAGAATTCACTGACTTCGTCCATTATGTCATCCAGAATGTTTTTAAGTGTGGTTTCCATATTAGTTTGTATGTGTTGTATGTCCTTTTTCGCCGTCCTAATATCTTATTGTTTTTTTAAAAATCAATTTTTTTTAAAACACCCCATCTAACCAGATTATGTAAGGTCAGTATTAGAAGTATTGTATCTTTCTGGAATAGGTCTATCATTTTCATATGTGATATTTGAATATCCACTTTTGAGTGGCTCACATTTGATAGATAAGACCCAGTGAAAATTCCTCTCTAAACCTATGTATCCATCTTGCCTTATCCCTTCTAACAATATATTTAAATCTGGAAGTGTAAGGGTTTTGATTATTACTCTATCACATAATGTGAAGGTGGTTTGATATTTAAGTGGTTCGTTCATATTTGTATGTGAAGGCATAACTGATTAAGGAAAGTAAGTTTTCAAGAATTCAATTTTTTTTCAAGCTGATAGTGTATATATACAAGTATATACAACCAGAAAATGTCCATAGTTTGTATAAGATATGTAACCATTATGTGCTTAGATGGCCTATTTCAAAAAAAATTGAAAAATGGAAAACTCTTATATCATAATGGGCGATACAAGGGAATACAAAAGACATACACACTAACAAAATGGAAAACATACTTAATGCGTTAGACCTAAAGGAATACATGGATGACACTTATACAAATGATCTAATGATAGACCATATTGAAGATTATGAATGGGAAATTATTAAAGGATATATAGAGCATATTATGGAAGAAAATGACTTCAGTGAATTAGGAGCTCTGGATGAATTCCATGAGAAATATATTAAACTTGATGAAACAAATGGCAGAGATTATGTGGAAATTCCAGATTTTGAGCTGGATTAGAAAAATGACAGAAATGACAGATTTGACAAAAAAAAAAGAGCTCAGCGAAAATTCTAAAAATATCCT